CGAGATCCGCGGTGAACCCGGCCGCGGCAACCTCGAGGGTCGGGGCGCCGTCCCACGCGGTGTGTAGGTCGGTGATCCGGCCCGAGAACACGAGCACCCCGCGCGACGTGCCGGCCGCGGGTGCGGATACGTTCGCGTCGTCGATGTACACGGTGCCCGTGTCGTCCCACGTGAGCGTCGGGTCGAGCTCGTCCCACGTGAGCGTCGGGTCGAGCTCGTCCCACGTGAGCCCGGTCGGGGTGAGCTTGAGCCACAGCCCGACCCACGCGTCGTCGATCTGCACCGTGTGCTCGGCGGTGAGGGTCACCCACCCCCCGATCCCGGGGACCGTGCGCGCGGTGCCGGCCGGTGTGCCGGCGTTCGCGTACGGGCCGGTGAACAGTGCCGCGCGGACCGTCACACTCGCGCCGACCGGCACCCACACCGACACCGTCGCCGACCACGTCTGTCCGACCGCGGTCGTCGGGATCGCGTCCCACGCGTCCGGGTTAGTGCCGGCCGGCTCGAACGGTGCCGGCGCGAGCAGCACCGACGCGGGCACCCCGGCCGTGTGCGGCTTGAGCGCGAGCGAGCTCGCCCCCGTGTGCACCCGGGTGCCGGTGCGGGTCGCGGTGCCACCCGTGGGCACCCACGTGATCGTCGCCGTCTCGAAACCCGGGTTAGTGAACGTGAGCACGGTCGGGTCGGGGTAGGTGTCGCCGTGCGCCTCGACGTCGACCCGGTGCCCGACCCGGTACGTCGACCCGAACCCGACCCCGGCCGGATCGTAGACGTTGAACGTGCACGCGTCCGGGGAGGGTTGCGTCATCGTGTCGGGCCGGCCCCACGACACGGCGAGATCCGACAGCACGGTCGGCGCGCCGGCCGGGTCGTCGGGGGAGCCGTCCGCGGCGCGGACCCCGTCGACGAACACCGTGCACGACACCCCGGTACTCATGCGATCACGACCCCGTGTCGGCGCCGGTCGTCCGCGCGCAAGATCGTACGGATCTGGCGTGCGACCCCGACCGGGTCGAGTGCACCGTTCACGTTGATCGTCACACCCCCCGCGGACGCGACCGGCGCGAACGCGGTCGCGGACACCCCCGGCACCGTCCCGGGTGCGCCGGTCGACCCCCCGGGCGCCATGAACGGCCAAATGTCGATCGACCCGATCTTGTCGACGATGTCGGTGAGCACCTTCGGCATCTTGATCTTGCCTAGCCACGTGATTAGAGAGCTCACCGCGTCGACGACGTGATCGAACGCCGTCTTGATCGCGTCAATCGGCTTTTTGAACGTCTCGAGCGCCGACCCGGTGATCTTGCCGACCCACGTGATCACGTTAGAGATCGCGTCGACGACGTACCCGAACGCCGTCTTGATCGCGTCGATCCCGATCTTGACGACCGGCCAGATCGCGGCCCACGTGTCTTGAAAGAACGTCGTCTTGGTCGCGATCAAGACGATCACCGCGATCAACCCGATCACGAGCCCGACGATCAACCCGATCGGGTTAGCGTTGAGCGCCGCGTTTAGCAACCATTGGGTTGCGGCCCATAGTTTGGTCGCGACGTTCGCCGCGGTCGTCGCGACGGTGTTCGCGATCTTTGCCGCCGTGTCTTTGATCGTGACGAGCGACAACGACTCTTGCGCGACCTTGAACAGCATGGTCGAACCCTCGACCGCGTCGAGCCCGGTCGCGAGCAACCCGGCCGCGTCCGCGGCCTTGTCGAACCCGGCGAGCTCGAGCGCGCCCGTTAGCGCGGACAGACCCGACGCGCTATCACCGGCGCGACCGCCGACCGTGTCGATCTTGTCCGCGGCGCCACCGGCCGCGGCGCCGGCCTTGTCAAACGCGTCGGTCGCGTCCGATGCGTCGGCGACGATGTCGACGGCGAGCACAACCGTTTTGCCTGCCACCGGATCACCCCCGTTTCACTCGGGCCGCTTGCGCCTCGAGGATCTCGAGCGCCGTGTACACCGTTTCTTCCGACTCATCACGCCACGCGGCCGGCGCCGTGTTCGTGGCGATCGCGAGCTCGACGACTAGCCGGCCCCAGGTGCCGGCCGCGTAGGGTTTACCGGTTCGACCTCGAGCTCGAGCACGTCGACGACGGTCGCCTTGAACGTCTCGTACTTGAGATCACCCGGGATCTCGCCGGCGCGACGGGCCGCGACCCACGCGAGCAGCAAGAGAAACCCGACCGGGTTTTCCTCCCGGGTCGGCCAGTCCGCGTGTCGCTTGTAGGTGAACGCGAGTACGTCGTGGTCGATCGCCCACACCGTCACGTCGAACGACGGCTCGTCGTCGCGTTCGATGTGCAGCCGTTGCCGGACCCCGGCGAACTTGCTCACGCGCCCTTCACCCCCTCGACGACGTCCTCGAGCTCGGCCGCGTACAGCCCGACCCATTGATCCTCACTCGAGCGCGCCGCGTCGGTGAGGAACGGGTTAGCCCGGATGTTGTGCGCCGGCCACCCGTTGTGAACCGGCCCCGCGTACACGAGATTCGACCCGAGCCCGACGTCGTCGGTGTCCGCGACCGCGCGCAACGACCCGACGAGCCGGCCCGAGCGGACCGGGGTACGCGGCTTTGCACGCGCGAGGATGAGCGCGCCGACCCGGTCGTTCACCGCGGTGAGGTCGGCGAGCTCGTCGCCGGCCGCGCGCATCGTGCGCGTGAGCTCGTCGGCGCCCCGGATGTTGAACGACCCGCTCACGCGACCGCGTCCCCGTAGGTGTACGCGGTCGCCGGGTCGAAGCTGATGAGGGTGAACGCGATGTCGGAATTGAGGTAGTCGCCCTGTGCGTCGGCGCCGAACTTGAGCGGTGCGAGCTTGAGTTGTCCGGTCGCCGTCGTGCCGACCGCGGTCGACGGGGTGAACGTGAAATCGGCGATCTCGCCGATGTGGTCGTTGCACAGCGCGAACAGACCCGCCGACTTGCCGGCGTCGACGTCGACGTTTCCCTCGAGCGCGTAGTCGATCACATCGGGCGCCGCTTTCGTCGTCCCGCACAGCATCTCTTTCGTGTCCCCGACCGTGATGTTCGGGACGATCGCCGCGTCGTTGACGAGACACGACACGTCGATCTCGGTCCCCGTCATCCCGATCGAGAGCATCCCCGGCCCGAGATTGCCGGTGCCGTCCGGTGTGGTCGCCATGTCGTCATGCTCCTATCGTGATGGTCGAGATCCATGAGAGCCGGTAGGCCGGTAGGGGGTCGCCCCCGTTCGGGTCGTTGATCGCGTCCCGCGTGAACGTCGTGAACGGCAAGATCCCCGCGACCTTGTCGAGCAGCGCCGACAGTGCCGACGTCGCCGACGTCGCCCCCGTGTCGCCGACGACGAGGTACGCGACCCATTCGATCGTGAGCCGGCCCCGGTCGAACCGGAACGACCCTTCCGGGGGGATGACGTACGCGCACGGGGTGTTGAGATCGCGCACGTCGCCGACCGCGTGCACCCCGGCACCCTCGAACGTCGCGAGGGTGTCGGCGATCGCCGCGGTGAGCCCGCTCACCCGAGTGCCGGTCGCGTGAGATGCAAGAGGTAATCGACGTCGCCGTCGCGCCGCGGTAGGTACACGACGTTGTCGGTGAACGCCTCGATCCCCGCGGGGGTGTTCCGACGCCGATACCAGCGCGCCGCGAGCATGACGGCGCCCTGTACCGCGTCGGCCGGCCACGGTTGCGCCGGGTCGGCGTTCGCGACGTAGGGGACCGTCGCGACCCACGCGTTCGTCGCGTCGACGACAGCCTCGAGGATCACGTCGTCGACGCCCGCGTCGATCTTGAGCCACGGGCGGACGTCGTCGACAGTGATCGGCACGGTAGGTCCCTACTTGCTCGAGCGGCGCGACGTCGTCGTGTCGTCGGCGACGTCGTCGGCGACGTCGTCGGCGACAACGCCACCGGCGCCGATCTTGACGACGCCCTTCGGGTTGAACACGCCCGGGGCGCCCATGCCCCAGATCGCGTTGTCCTGTCCGAGCTTCGCGACGTCCTCTGCGGTCGCCGTGTACGGGCCGTCCTCGATCCACTTCGCACCGCGCGAGTTGGTCACGAGCAGCGTGCCGGCCGGTGCGAACGGGTCGTTGACGATCGGCGGCAGACCGGCGACCTTGATCTCGAGGTTCGACGCGTCGACGGTGCCCCCGGCGTTGTTCGTGCCGTACGGCGCCGGGTACAGCCCGTCGAGCCCGGCGATCGCGAGGAACACGTCGTCGGACGCGATCACGACGCTCGCCGGCTGACCGGTCGCGGTGCGGACCGCGAGGGACGCGGCGAACAGTGCATGCCGGAGATCCGACGTCGACCCGGCGACCGGGTCCCACGTGACCGTCGCGGGGGTCGCCGCGGCAACGACCGCGGTGACGAACACGAAATCGGTCACGTAGTTGTACCCGGACAGCAAGAGCTCCATGTACGCGGCGCGGTACTCGGGGGTCGAGCGCTTGAGCAGCTGGTACGAGATGTCCGACCCACCGGCGTACGTCTTGAGGGTTGCGGTGCCCTTCTTGAACGACACCTTGACGGACGTGATCTCGGACTTCTCCGTCAGCTGCTCACCGACGAGCGTCTTGACGTCGCCGTCCCAGTACGGCCACGACACGTCGTTGCCGGACGCGGGCGCGGACTGCACCCCGAGCGCGGTGATCGTCGGCCGGTCGGTCGCGATGATCCCCTGAATCTCCGACAGCCACGACGGCGGTACGACCCCCGGGTTGTCGCTCGTGATCTGATCGACGAGCGCGAACGGCTCGATCCTGCCGTCGAACGCCTGCTCGTAGTAGTCGGCGAGCGAGAGGAACGCGGAGAACCGGTGCGGGTCGCGCGACTGTGCCTCGAGGAACGGCGCCAGCTGGTCGGCGAGCTCCTCGAGGGAGAACGTCGCCGGGTCGGCCGCATCCGCGACAGCGGGTGCGGCCGGCGGTGCGGTCGTGGTCATGGTCAATCCTTCCGTTGTGAACGTTGCCAGCGCGGCGCGCTGGTTGATCCTGGCGTTGTTGAACTGTGGAACGGACACGCTCGAGATCTCGCGGACGACCCCGGCGAGCGGGACCGGGTCGGTCCCGGTGTCGTCGCCCATGAGCCGGGCGATCACCGCGTCGATCGTCTCGGCGTCGAGCTCGACCCCGACCGACAGCCCGTCGCGGAGCAGCGCGTCGGTTTCCGCGAGTAGCTCGTCGGCGCGCGGGTGGTCGGCGATCGCGAACGTGACCCGGAGCCCGTCGTCGGCGTGCACGGCGTTCGTCACGTAGCCGGCCGGCCGATCCTGGTCGTGCTGTACGAGCAGCTTGATCGTGTTGAGATCGTCCGGCACCCGGAGCGTGTCCCGGGTGAACGTGACGTCGACCCCGAACCGTTGCGTGACGACCCCCCACGGGACGGCGAGCCCGGTGAGGGTACGCGCGCCGACGTCGCCGGCGACGTCGGCGACGTCGACCGCGAACGTCTGTAGCTGATGCATGCGAGCTCCTAGGGTGTGGCGATCAACGGCTCGAGGTTGCGAGCCTCGTCGACGTACATGAGCGGCCGGGTCGCGCCGGTCGAGTCGGTGCCGGTCGCGCCGATCGCGGCCGCGAGCGCGGTGACCCGGTCGCGGAACGCGTCCCGCTCGAAATCGGACGTATCGAACTCGACGCGCGTTCCATAGGGGACGTACAGCCCGACCCGGGTCGACGTCACCCCGGACGGTCCGACGTAGTAGCGGACCCCGTTCATCGACAGCGTTTGGGTGATGATGCTCGACCACGGGTTGAGTGCCTCGAGCAGATCGCGTCGCCGGTCGACGACGTTCGCGTACGTCGTGCTCGACCCGTCGTCAACGCCTAGGTAGTACCCGGGGAGCCCGAACAGTCGCGCGACGTCTTTCGTGATCGCCTCAGTGATCTCGACTAGCTGTAGGTCGCGCGGTGAGTACCCGGGGATCTCGTACTCGAGGAACCGCCCGAGATACCCGGTCGCGCGCGCTTGCCGCGCCGTCTCCCACCGGTCGAGTAGCCGGTCGATGTCGTCGTCGGGTAGTTCTTCCGACCCGGTGTTCTTGAGGTTGCCTAGCGGCACCGGGTCGTCGGCGTTGCGCGCGGCCGCTTCCATGAGCCGGAGGTACATCTCGAGCAGCGGGGCGCCGAACTTGCGCAACCCACCCATGCCGGCGCCGTCGAACACGACGAGCCGGCTCGCGGGAACCTCGACCCCGGAGATCACCCACCGGTCGGGGACCGCGTCGGGGTCGGACGGGTCGGGGGGGATCGGGGCGACCCGGTCGGCGCGGATCCGCTGGTACTGGTTCGCCCCGAGATCGCGCCACACACACCGGTCGTGCCAGATGAGATCGCGCACCGTCGCCGACAGCATCGTTTGCGACGTCCGGGCCGGGTCGGGTTGCTGTAGCCACGGGAACGCCTCGACGGGGAGCTTGTCTTTGCCCTTCCACGCGGACAGCTTGAGCGTCGAGATCGTGCCGACGATCACGTGTAGCGCTTTGCGTACCCCGGGGATCGTTTCCGCCTCGCGGGAGATCCACATTGCCGCTTTCTGTACGGCGATCTCGCGGGTGATCGCGTCGGGGTACTGGTTCGGTCGCGGCGCCGGCTCGAGGGGGGGAAGGGTAGCCGGCGCCGCGCCGGTGTCCGGTGTGCCGGACAAGATCGCCCACGCGTCGGCGATCCTCACCGCGAGCGCTGCCTACGGCGACGGGACGCGGCGAGAATCGACCGGTCGCCGCGGTGCGCGGCCCGCTCGTGGGTGGCGAGCTCGGATTCGACCGCGGCCCGGGTCGCGCGTACACCCACCCACCCACACGGGCACCGGGCCGTTGCGAGATCGGCGGTGATCTCTAGCCGGCGTTGCCCCATGAGACGAGCAAACACCCGTGGTGCGACATTGCCGACGTCGCCGACGTGTCAGCGTGTCGCCGACGACCGGAACGTCGGCCGGCCGGCCGGCCGGCGATCCCATAGCCACGCCGCGTTGGTCGCGGCGACGAGCGGCGCGATCGACCCCGAGCTCGCACGCCGACCCCATGCGAACGCCTCCCCGATCGGGCGCCGGCCGGCCACGACGAGCGCTTGATCGAGCGGCGCCGCGGGTAGGTGTCCGATCCGGTGCGACTCGTGCCCGGATAGGAAACCCTCATAAGCCTCGATCACGTCGGTCGTCGCCATAGCCTCGAGCCGGACCCCGGCCCGCTCGAGCCGGCCGGCTATGTCGCGACCCGGCCCGTACGCGTCGAACCCGCACGCGACCGGCTTGAGCGCGGCGCGGAGCTCGGCGAACCTACCCTCGACCCACCCGACGTACGGGTGATGCTCGAGCAGCGCGACCACGACCCGTCCGTCGTGCGCCCACGCGGCACAGATCGCCGCGTCGGACCGGTCGTGCGCGACGTCATAGACCAGCGTGCACGCGCCCACGGGCGGTCGCAGATCCTCGAGTACTTCACCGTCGTGCCACTGGTCGAACGGAAGTACTCGCCCGGTCACGTCGGGGATCACCTGGACGGCGCCGTACGCGCGCGCGAAACCGTCCGGCCCGAGCCGGCGCCGTTCGGTGTGCAGGTAGTCGGCGCGGATCGTGTGACCGACCGCGGGGTGATAGAGCGCGGCGACGTCGGGGTCGGTCGCGTCGAGCTCGTCGGGGACCCCGTACTCGATGAGCACGACCCCACCGTCGACCCCGTTGTCGTGGTCGCGTCGCGCGGCGACGAGTTGCTCGATGAGGAACGTCGAGTGCTCGTCGCCGGCCGCGCTCTGCATGATGACTTGCGCGCCGGGTCGGGTCGCTTGCGTCGGTCCGATCGCTTGCAAGAGATCGTCACCGGCCGCGGCCGCGAACGCCCATAGCTCGTCGATGTCGACCAGGTCCGATTGTTTGCCGTGCAGCGCGGCCCGGTTCGGTGAGAAACATCGGACGATCGACCCGGTGTGCGACCACGTCACCTGATGGGACCCTTGCGAGAGCCGGCGCCGGTAGCGGCCGGCGAACGCGGGTTGATCCTCGAGCAGCGGGACGTGCTCGTCGCGGAACCATTGCTCGGCGTCCGACTGGGTTTGCGCGGTGTACCAGCACCGGGCGCGGCGTGAGGTAAACGCGCGCTCCTCGAGCAGGATCCCCGACTCGTCCGTCTTGCCCGCTTGCCGCGGCACGAGGATGAGCGCGGTCGGGTGCACATAGAGCCCGGTGTCAGGGTCGAACTCGAGCAGCACGTCGAACGCGTCCCGCTGCCACGGCATGAGGGTGCGCCCGAGCGCTCGAGCGAACCGGGCCGCGCGCGGCCCGTGGGTCGGGAGATCCGGGTTACGCGCCGTCGCGCGGCGCGGCGACGTCGTCGTCGAGCGACTCGAGGAACCGACCGAAGCTATCGAGCTCACCACTACCCCCGATCGCGAGCCCGTACCGGTTGAGCACGTCCGCAAGTGCGGTCGCGCACTGTGCGAGCGCAATCGCCGCGTACGCGCTGGGTTGAGTCTCGACGACGTGCTCGGCCGCGTCGACCGCTCGAGCGCTCGCCCGGATCCCCGACGCGGCGAGCTCGTGCCGATCCTCGAGCCGGCCCGACGCGCGGATATCGCGGATCACCGCGTTCGCGTGGAGCTCGTGCCGGCGCGCTCGAGCTCGAGGCGCC